AAGCTAACCAAGTCCGAGGCGTACTTCAACCCGAAGCACGCCGACCACCTGTCGACGAAGCAGAAAGTGAACGACATCATGCTGCGCATGTACGGCACCGGGCCGAAGGCAACCGGGCCTGTAGTCATCAGCACCTGACCATTCGGCGGGTTGGATTGCACCCGCAAAGCCGTATGACCATCGCGCACCGGCCCGCGGTGGCATGCGGAGAACCGGACCAGCCCGCGGGGCTGCACGGTAGCCGGTGCAGCTCGGTGAAATAGGCCCCGGCGACGGGAAAACCTGAGAGGCGAAACCCTTCAATTCTCAGGAGTCATTCACATGAGCTTCCAAATTACAGAAGCGATGGTGCAACAGTACGGAACGAACTTCCGCACGCTGTACCAACAAAAGCAAGCACGGCTTCGCCAGTGGTGCCAGATCGAGGCCGGCATCGTCGGCCAGTCCAAGAGCGTCGAGCGCGTCGGCAAGGCCGAAGCTTATGACATCACCTCGCGTCACGCCGACACGAAGTATGTCGAGGTTCCGCATTCACGTCGCTGGATCGACCTGGCCGACAAGGGATGGGCCGAACTGGTCGACGAAATGGACAAGATTCGCCTCTTGGCCGATCCGACCTCGCCCTATGCCCAGTTGGCCATGGCCGCGCTGAATCGTCAGATCGACGATATTGTGCTGGCTGCAGCTCGCGGCAATGCACGAACCAACAGCGGCTTGATTGCCCTGCCATCGGCGCAGAAGATCGCTGTCGGCGCGTCTTCCCTGACGCTGGCCAAGTTGCTGTCGGCCAAGGAAATTCTCGACGGCAACGAAGTCGACGACGATGCGTCTATGTCGATGGATGGTCAGTCGGGCACCGAGCAGGCAACGCGAGTGATCGTGGTCAATGCCAAGATGCTGACGAACCTGTACGGCACGACGGAAATCAAGTCGATTGACTACAACAGCGTCAAGGCGCTGGCTCAAGGTCAGATCGATACGTTTCTCGGCTTCAAGTTCGTACGCAGTGAACGTGTCGCGAAGGACGGTACCGCAACGACGGGTTATTCCGTTGCGTGGGCACGCTCTTGCGTCGGCCTCGGGATCGGCAAGGACATCGTTACCTCGATTGATCCGTTGCCGAGCAAGAACTACTCGGTACAAGTCTACGCACGTATGTCCATCGGGGCGACCCGGTTGGAAGACGAAGGTGTCGTAGAGATTGCCTGCGCCTAATAAAGGACCACCACCATGGCAAACTTCATCGCAGACGTTCAAACGCTGCTCGACGGCCCGGCTTATGGCCAGCCTCTGGCAAACCGCCTCAAGGCGAATCGTGTGCTCGGTCGCATGCGATTCTTCTCGTCGGTCTACCGTGCCCCGGCATCGGGCACCGCTCCCGCCATCGGAGACAAGATCATCTGGGGCAAGCTTCCAACGAAGTTCCGGGTGATGCCGTACCTGTCCTTGCTGGCGTACAACGCCGGCACGGCATCGTGCACGGCCAACCTGGGAGATCAGTTTCTCGCTACCAGGTATCTTGCAGCCACGGCGATCAACGCGGCGGGTACGACCATCCTCACGGGTGGCATCCTGTCGCACACGGCCACCGCCGACGTGACGATCAGTTCGGCCACGCTTACCGGCGTCAAGTCGCTCGGAGCGTTCACGGTCGGCGGTATCCTGACCGGCACGGGCATCCCGACCGCGACCTACGTCACGGCTGTCGATTACCAGGCCAAGACGGTCACGATGTCGGCAGTCGCTACCGCGACGAACGCGGCAGTGACGATCACGGCGCTGGGTGCTCCGTATGAGACGCAGGACGACACGTCCAATCTGGCGAACGCCTACGCCTCGACGACGGACGACTGCACGCTCATCAGCGTGATCGCTGGCGCCCAGGTGGCAAACAACCAGATGATCTCTCTGCTGGTTGCCGGCGTGATGGACTGATTCTCAGGCAGCGCCACTGGGCCGGGCCGCTGTCGAAAGCGCCCGGCCCTTTTTAATGGAAGGGGTGAACGATGTCAGCAACTGACGTGAGCATCTGCTCGAATGCACTGCTGCTGCTCGGTGCCAACCCCATCAACGACCTGTCGGAGAATCTGGACAGAGCGCGGCTCGCGTCCAATCTGTTCCCCACGGTCCGTGACGCGATCATCCGCTCCTTCCCATGGAATTGCTGCATCACGCGCGTGGTCCTCTCTCCCGAGGTTACGGCACCCGCGTTTGACTGGGCCTTTAAGTACACGCTTCCCTCCGACTTCGTCAAAGTCATGAGTGTCGGAGAGCTTGGATATGAGGAAGAGTTCAGGATCGAAGGCCGCGAACTGTTCACCGATGCAAACCCGTGCTATCTGCGGTACGTGTTCCAGAATACGAACGTCGGCAGCTTCGATGCCGGCCTGGTCAGAGTGCTGACCCTTGCGATGGCTGCATCGATGGCTTACGGAATCACGCAATCGACCTCGCTCAAACAGGATCTCGATCAGCAACTGCAACTGGCGTTGAGGCAGGCCCGCGCAGTCGACGGACAGGACGACACGCCGGAAACGTTCGGCGACTTCCGACTCTTGGCTTCACGGTTCGGGGCGACTCCGTTCTGACATGCCGCGCGTTTCACAATCGTCGACCAACTTCACAGCGGGTGAGCTTTCCCCACGTCTGGCGGGTCGCGTCGATATCGACCGCTACGCGAACGCAGCGAAGTACCTGCTGAACTGCTATCCCGTGATCCATGGAGGAGCGTTGCGTCGAGCGGGCACTCTCTACATCGCTGGCACAAAGACGAACGCCAAGAAGTCGCGCCTGATTCCATTCATTCAGGCTCGGGACAATGCTTTCATGTTGGAGTTCGGAGACCTCTACATGAGAGTATTCAAGAATGGAGCGAGTCTCGGCTATGAAGTGGCGACCCCGTTCACCGAGGCAATGCTTCCCGACATCGATTACGTTCAATCGTCGGACACGATGTTCCTTGCTCATGCGAGTGTGCCACTTCAGCGAGTCCGGTCATTTTCGGATACGAGCTGGGATGTTTCGGCCGCTCCATTCACGACGATTCCCTTTGACGAGCAAGGCTATTACCCTGCGACCACTGGAACCCTGAGCTCGGCCAGCGTGGGGGCAGGGCGAACCCTGACCGCAGGCTCGGCGGTGTTCCTTCCCTCCGACGTGGGCCGACAACTGGTCAGCGGCGCCGGCATCGGTGTCGTGACCGCCTATACGGACTCGACGCACGTCACGGTGACGATCACGGTCGCCTTTTCAGGGACGGCGCTTGCCTCTGGCGCGTGGTACTTGGACGTGAGTCCTCAAGCCATCGTCAAACCCTCTGCCAAGGACCCCGTCGCATCGATCATCGACCTCAGCTCATCGATGACGCGGGCGGCAGACATCACCTTGTCGGCCAAGACCGGAGCCATCACGGTCACGGCCTCGGCGGGTGTCTTCGCAGCTGGCGACGTGGGAAAGATTCTCTACGCTGATTCGGGTGTCGCGGCGATCACGGTGTTTACCGATGCTTCCCACGTCAACGCAACGACGAGTGCGGACTTTGCCTCGCTGACCTACGCGACGGGGGGTTACGGCATCACCGAGAGTGCCTGGCGCGCTGAGGATGTTGGCAAGTTCGTGCGCATCAATGGGGGCTTGGTCAAGATCACGACCTTTACCTCGGCCACGGCAGTCAAGGCGCAGATCGTCACGGCCCTTACCGGCATCGTGGCTTCTCCGCCGCTGGCGTGGTCCATGGAGGCCGCAGTGTGGAGTGCTGCCAACGGTTACCCGCGTACCGTGACGCTGCACGAGCAGAGACTGATCGCCGCGGGGTCGACAAAGTATCCACAAACCATTTGGGGAAGCAGGACGGGGGAGTACACGGACTTCACCAAGGGCGTGAACGATGACGACTCGTTTTCGTTCACCATCGCCTCGGACGAAATCAACCCTATCAGCTATGTGGCAAGCCTGCGCAATCTGATCGTGTTGACCTACGGTGGCGAATTCTCCCTGCAAGGCGGAATCGAGAAACCGATCACCCCGACAAACGTGCGAATCAGGCCAGAGTCGGCCCACGGGTCCAAGGGTGTGCGACCTGTTCTTGTGGGGCGTGAATCGATCTACGTCCAGCGGGCAGGGCGCAAGGTCCGAGCGATGGGCTATCAGTACAACGTCGACGGCTACGTGTCGCCAGACCTCTCCGTGTTGGCTGAGCACATCACCGAAGGCGGTGTCACGATGCTGGCCTATCAGCAGGAACCCGACCTGATCTTGTGGGGCATCCGTGGGGACGGGGCTTTGCTGTCGTGCACCATCGATAGAGATCAGTCAGTCACGGGATGGGCAAGGCACTACACCGATGGGGCATTCGAGTCAGTGGCCACGATTCCAGCGGGCGACCGCGAGGAGACCTGGGTTATTGTGCGGCGCACCATCAGCGGGGCTACCGTCAGATATGTCGAGCGTCTGGACGAGACATTCAAACCCCAGCTTGTCAGCGTGGTCAGTGCGACCGCCTATCCCCCTGTCCCTGCGGACACGGTCTACCGGTGCACGGTGGATTGTGGAAAGGTCATTGACAATGCCATAGGGCAAACGGTGTTCACCGGGCTGGCCCATCTCGAAGGCAAGACGGTGGCCATCCTTGCCGATGGTGCAGTGCAACCTAACCAGACGGTCACGGGCGGTCAGATCACGCTCTCTCGCCTGTCCTACCGCACCTTGATCGGCCTGCCCTTCGTGTCGCAAATCGCACTCCTGACACCGGAGATAGGCACAGGCACCGGGACGGCTCAAGGGTCTCCGATGCGGACATCGGACCTCACGTTCCGCTTCCTCGATACCTTGGGCGCCAAACTCATCGACGGCGACGGTATCGATCAGACGGTTGCCTTCCGACGTTTTGGTCCTGACGTGCTGGACGTGGTCCCGGTTCCGTTCACGGGCTCGACACGCATCGAAACACTCGGGTGGGACCTCGGCAAGTCCGAATTCACCATCGAGCAGGATCAGCCCTTGCCGATGCACCTACTGTCGGTGGTCAGGACATTTCAGGTGAACAATTGATGCTGACCATCGAAACCCTGTTCGAGCCCCCAGTCGACGCGCTGGCGGCGAGCATTCATCCCAACGACGCGGCCGAGTTGGCAGCGGCCTTGCTTGACGTGCCATCGGCGCTTCAATGCGTGCACGAGTGCAAGGCGGCATTCTGGAATGGTCAGATGATTGCGGTCTTCGGTGCTCAGCCCATCGTCGACGGAGGAGCCGTCCCATGGATGCTCTCGACCACGGCCATCGACACGGCGGGCCGGCGCGATGTGGCCTACGCTGCACTGCTGATCGTTCGTGGGTGGATGGACTCCTATCGCTATCTCAAAAACATGATCCACCAGCGCAACGACCGAGCCATTCGTCTGGTTCAGTGGCTCGGGTTCACGGTGCACGATCAGCCCATCGGCACCGGCGGCGCGTTCTTGATGTTCGAGTGGAGGCGCAATGTGTAACCCCGCAGCAATTGCCATGACGGCAATGTCAGGCTTCAGCGCTTTGCAGCAAGGCAAGACGGCCAATGCACAAGCCAACATGCAAGCCCAACAGGCCGACTACGAAGCCACCATCGAGCAACAGAATGCCCTGCGGACGGCTGCCATGATTCGCCGAGCCGGCGCCAAGCAGGTCGGACAGGCCAATGCTGCCTATGCAGGAGCTGGTGTGAAGATCGGAGAGGGCAGCGCAGGCGAGACCGAACGGCAGATCACGCAGGATTACGAGCACGACGCCTTCCAAGCCTTGCTTGAAGGCAGCCGGCGCGCGTCTGGACTCAGGCTCGACGCGAGCATGCAGCGCACGCAAGGGAAGTTGGCTCAGTCCGCAGGTCTGGTCAATGCCGTAGGAAATGTCCTACAGGGCGGGTACTCGGCATTGAAGGCGAGCGGCTGGCGTACCAATGGACCGGGATGGGCGGGAACCCAGGCACCCGCTCCGGTTGAGTCGCGTCCCTACCCGAAGGGATGAAGAATGGCCACCATTCCGACCGGCAACTTCGGACAGGCCATTGCACGACCTGGGCCGATGGTCAGTATTCCTCGTGGAGATCCGTTGGGAGACGCGACTGCGCGCACGACAGGCATTGCGCAAGGTATCGAGAATGACCTCACGTCCCAGGAATCCCAACAGCGAGAAGCGCAACGCAGAGCGGCGGCGTCCCTGGCGCTCATCAAGTCATCGAACGACCTTCACGACGCGCATGACGAAGTGATACGTGGTTTGTCGGACGGGACGATTGCAGCCGACAAGGCAGTATCCGAATTCTCCAAGCGTGCCAGCAAGGTCCGCGACGCAACGCTTGACGGCTATCTGCCTGACCAGCGCACGTTGATGGATCAGCACCTGACGCAGACCGAAGGCACCTTGCAACGCGGTTTGGTAGGAGCGGTATTCAAGAAGAACCAACTCGACACAGCAGCGACCATCGATCAGTTTGGCGAGCAGGTTTCACGTGAAGCAACCCGACTTGGGCCTCAATGGGCGGCAGACAAGTTCGGATCGATGGTCGACTTCTCGGGTAGTTCAGCAGGGATGAACGACGCGCAGAAAGCGAAGGTCAAGCAAGCATTCTCCGAACGTGTCCATGCGACCTTCTACGAACTGGCGGGTACTGCGGCTCTGACGAAGGACGATGCCAACGCCCTGGGGGGACTGGTGTCCAAGCTCCAAGGGCCTGACGGAGACCCATTAGACCCGCAGAAACGTGCGCTCCTGACGCATCAACTCTACGGATGGCAGCAACACGTCTTGGCAAAACAACAACGAGCTTTGAATGCAGCCGACGACGAAGAACGCCGAAGATACAACCTTGCCGTAGATACGTTCAACAAGGCGACCGATATCGCGCTCGGTGGTGGATTCCTCTCCCCCGAGTTCATCAAGCAGATGACGACGGCGGGACAGGGAACGGCCATGGAAGCGCCGATCCTCGGCCTGATCGCCAAACAGAAAGACGTAGCCGGATTCGCCAGCATGCCCAGTTCAGAGCGGCTTGCAGTTCTTGAGCGCATGCGGGCCGACCGGGCAAACCCTGCGGTAGGCACCGACGACATGGGCAATCGCGTCTTCAATGCCGCGGTGAACATGGACGCGAAGATGCGTGCAGAGGCTAAAGACAATCCCTGGGCAGCGGCTCAACAAGTTGGCGTTATCAAAGATGCTCCGCTCATCAGCGCGGGCGATCCGAGTGCGGCCATGAAGATCGTCCAAGACCGGACGGCCCTTCTCCCTTTGGTCGAGCGATGGGTCGGCGAGAAGATATCTCCGCTTCAACCCCCGGAAGTCGAGCAGGTTGCCAAGATGGTCAGGCAGACCCCGCCAGATCAAGCGGCTTCGATGCTGGCCGGGTTCGGTGCGACGCTTGGAGATGCAGAGCGGGTCGCCGCGATGGCAAAACAGCTTCACGACAAGGACGGGTCGATTGGTCTGGCGATGATGTACGCCAATGCCAAGACGACCGAGGGTCGATATACGGCTGAACTGATCCTGAGGGGGCAACAGGCATTGGAGGACAAGCGAGTGCTGGTCGACGACGCCAAGCAGACCGGATGGAAGGGGACCATCGCAACCGAGATTCGCGGGGTGTACTCGAATCCAGAGGCTGAATCCAATGCCATCAAGGCTGCCTTCCTCATCACGGCTGCGAACTACGTCAAGGGCGACGGGACCGACATCGACCGCGCGGTGAGACTGGCAACCGGTGGCATCATCGAGCGCAACGGTCAGAAATTCCCTCTCCCCTACGGGATGACTGAATCTCAGTTCGACAAGAAGCTGAATGCCGTAGCTCAGTCAGATCAGGTCGCGCAGCAGACGCAAGGTGGCGTTGTCTACGTTGGCCGCACGCCGATTCCACTTGCATCGTTCTATGACTCGCTAGCCTCTGCAAGCTTGGTGCATGCGGGTCAGGGCCTTTACAACGTCAGGGCGGGCAATATGATCGTCACGAACCAGGACGGTAAGCGCATCACTATCAAGGTAGGGCCATGATCGACTCGATGTTCCAAGAGGGAACGGATCGAACCCTCGACGATCAGGTCAGGCGCCCGCGCCCCCCGTTGCCCACCAACGGCTTCCGCTTCAAGGACGTGGCCAAAGCCCCATTCCAGGGGATCGGGAGTGCAACCGCCGAGGGCATCGCATTTGGTTCCGAGATTACCGGGGCCTTTGGCGACGTGGCTGGCATCTACGGGGAGAGCGGGCGCGGCATGTTCGCCACTCAGACCCAAGAGGAGAAGGCCCAGGCAGAAACTGCCCGCCGAAAGTTGATGACGGTGGGGCCTGACTACAGCTCTGACGCCGGCGACCTGTTCCGCGCTCGGGCGCGAGACATCATGCCAGACCCGCAAACGACTCATATCAGCGCTCAGATCGTGGCTGGTTTCTCGAACTTCGCTGCCAAAGCGGTGGGGTATTCCCTGACGGCTGGACCCATGGCGCCGGCCGTGTTGGCGGGTGACGTCGGGTTGACCGAGGCGGATCGCCTCAAGCAGCAAGGCGTTGACCTATCGACCCGGACCCAGGCCGGCACAGTGGCCGGTGGTCTCGCTGGTTTGTCCATCATCGCCCCGATGACTGGAGCGACGGCGGGGACCCGGTTCATGAAGGGTGTCGCCATCGGCGAGGGGACCATTGCCGGGCAGGCGGCAGCCGAGCAGGCGATACTCAAGCATGCGGGATACGACAAGCTCGCCAGCACCTTCGATCCGCTGGACCCGGTGTCCCTTGCCATGGGTCTGGTTCCTGGGGTCCTGGGCGCAGCGTTCGGGCGCCCCATCAAGACGACGCCGCAGATCAAGGCGGCTGCAACTCTGACGCCTGCAGAGCAGGCCCGGAGTGCTGCATTCGAGCGCAGCCCGGTCAACCTGGCTGAACTCGAGGCCGCCATCAAGGCCGAGAAGAACCCTGCGAACAGGGCTGCGCTGGTGGCTGAACTGGAATTGCAGCGCACGAAGGTGGCCGAGGCGCCCATGCGAGAGGCGGTGCAGTCGAATCCTGATGCGGTTCCAGCTGCGCGGGTTCAGCAGTCGGCCACGGCTTTGATGCGCTCCCGTCTGACGCCTGATACCGACCTCGCAGGGGCTGATGCCCATGTCGTGGCAGTGGAGCTCGCCTTCGATCAGATCGGGCGGGGTGAGTCTGTGAATGTGGCTGACCTTGTCGAGCGGGCGCCTGACCTGACGATTGCCAGAGAAACTGCGGTGCAGATCGACGCCATGCAGGCCGAGCGCGCTACTTTGGAGCCGATAGCGTCAAGGATGCCTGAGCCTGGGTCAAAGCGGATAGCCTCTCAACCCGTCCAGCAGGCCGCACAGCAGCGCATGGCAGAAATTGACGCGGCCATGCCTGTTCTAGATCAGCAGATCGCGCCCTACCGTACTTTCCAGGCTGCAGAGCAGTTGCGCGCTGAACTGTCGCGGACTGAACCTCAGACATTCGCTACCCGTCCAGCAGAGAAGCCGAGCCGAGCTCAGCCTATCATCGAACAAGCCAAAGCTGCTCACCATGAACTGACCGCCAGCGGCAAGACGCTGGCCCAGTTCGTCGCCGATAAGCCGCAACGACCCGAAGTCCAGAATCTGCTTATCGGAATGAACAAGGCCGACGAAGCTGGCCGGGCCAAACTGCTGAGCAATTTCGATACGGCTGCGCGCAGAGACACGAAAACACCACTACAGGACCTTGCCGCCGACGCGGTCGAAAGTCATGGCAAGAAGGCGCCAGAGATCACGGCGCTGGATCGAGCGGCCCAGGATGTGGCATCGCTCAATCCTGATATGCAAGTCGAGTTCGAGAGACCAGACGGCACGGTCGTTCGTATGAAAGCCGGAGACCTGTTGGACGCGATCAAGAAGGAAGCCGAGGGCGATTTGTTGGAAGGCCGGCTACTCGAAGCTGCGGCGGCTTGCGCAATGCGAGGCTAGATGCTCAGAATGCCCAGTAAGGCGCCAATGAGGGCCATGAAGGCGAGGAATGCCATGACTTGCACATACCCTACCAAAGCTCGCCACGCATCGCGCCATGACGAAGTGGCGGCCAGCGTCGCCAGCGGCACCAGCAGGACCATAACCGAAAGTCCCAGGATGAACAGGAGTGTATGAACCATGCGTCCCAACTGCATAGCGGCCGTGAGGGCTGCGGCGAGAGAGATTGGCCGAGAGGGTATCACCGATGCCCAGATAGCCAAAATCGACGAGCGCCTGCAACGGACGATGCGCCAACTGGCCCGCACGGAGAAGGACTGGCAAAGCCTGAGCGCTGACCAGCGGATCGGCAGAGCTACCGAGCACGCCTTGAAGGACATCGAGGCCGAGGCCGCTCGCAAGGTGGCCAACGCTCAATTGCAGGTCGTCAAGACTGCGGCTACGAATGATCGGATCGAAGCCATGCGTAAGGCATGGGGCGAGAAGACCCGGGCCGAATCGTTGGTCCGGGAATTCGACAATGCCGAGAATGCGATCAAGGCTATCCGCGGGGAGTCCATGGGCAACCTGATGGACCTGATGGACGCTATCAAATCAGGGGAAGGTGCGAGCGCGGGGCGCCGGGTGTCGATGTTCCTCTTCGATGCCGATAACCCTCAGATGACGCGCGATCTCGCTGCCGAAGTCTATGCAAAGGGCGTCGGTTCCACGGGAAACAAAGTGGCCCAGGAAGGCGCGAAGGCATGGCTCGATGTGATCGAGAATATGAGGGGGCGTTTCAACAATTCCGGTGGCGATGTGGGCAAGGTCGACTACGGCTATCTGCCGCAGCCCCATGACCCGGCGAGAATTCGCAGTGTTGGGGCCGAGAAGTGGGTCGCCGACATGCTGCCCAAGCTGGACCGTTCCCGGTATCTTGACGAGACCGGCGCTCCTCTGTCGAATGCCGAAATGCAGCGCATGCTCGGACACATTTGGGAGACTATCTCTACGGAGGGCCTGAACAAGATGGAGCCGGGAGAATTCCACGGCACAGGGGCTCGGGCCAATCGAGGATTGGAGCACCGGGAATTGCACTTCAAGGACGCTGAATCTTATCTGGCCTACCTGGGTGACTACGGTCGCGGCTCGATGTATGACGCCATGAGCGGTCACATCGGCAGGATGGCCCGCGATATTGGACTCATCGAACGCTACGGGCCGAACCCGAATGCGCAGATGCGGTTGCAATTCGACCTTGCCGCCAAAGCGGACGGAACCCAGGTCGACAACCTGACGCGCAGTTTTGGCCTGCGCCCACAATCGTATTGGGACGTTCTCAAAGGGACTTCAGGCAGTCCGGCTTCTGCACGGCTGGCCCAACTGGGCAACGACGTGCGCAACGTCCAGACCTTCGGCAAGCTTGGAAGCGCCGTCATCAGCAGTATCACGGACGTTGGAACCTACATCGTGACGACGGGGTACAACCGCCTTCCGTACTGGGATGCCTTCGCGAATTATGGGAAAGTCGCGACCAGCAAGGCAACGCGAGATTTTCTGACCACGCATGGAATCATCGCCGAGTCGGCGGCCGGAGATATGAACCGCTGGACGGGCGACAATATCTCGCACACTTGGAGCGGGCGCCTTGCGAACAGCACGATGAAGCTATCGCTTATGAACGCATGGACCGACACGCTACGCCGGGCTTTCTCGCTCACGATGATGCAGGGATTGGCCCGCATGTCCAAGCTCGAATGGGGCAAACTGACCGAGTGGGATCGCACGCACCTAGAGCGAGCAGGATTGACAGAGGCAGATTGGCAGTCGATCACGAAGGCCGAACTCACGCGGTTCGGTGGAGTCGATCACCTGACCCCTGAGGCGATGCTTTCCGGTGGGGCCAGCAATGAGACCGTGTCCAAGGTCCTGGGCCTGATTACCAACGCGAGCGAAGATGCCGTCATCAATCCAGACCTTGCGACCCGTGTGCTTGCCAGTGCCGGCGGTCTGCAACGAGGCACGGTCAAGGGTGAACTTGCCCGCAGCGTGATGCAGTTCAAGTCATTCCCTATTGCCATGGTGTCGAGACACTGGCGCAGGATGATGGACGCGCCAAAGGTCGGTGATGGAAGCGCGCCCGTCATGGCGAACCGGGCAATGTACGCAGGATCGATGCTGCTCACGACGACAGCGCTCGGCGCTATCGCAGTGCAAGGCAAGCAGATCGCCGCAGGCAAGGACCCCATCGATATGCGTGGTGAACACGCCGGGAAATTCTGGGCGCGTGCCGTGGCGCAGGGCGGGGGACTGTCCATCGTTGGAGACATGGTGCTCAACGACCCAGGCAACAGCGTCAATGACGTAGTCCGGGGCATGATGGGAACCGTTGCAGGGCCTGCCATCGGCACCGTAGCCCAGGGCGCGGCCATCGGGATCGAGAATAGCTGGAAAGCCGCGAAGGGCAAGGAAACTCACGCGGGAGCCGAGACGCTGAATCTTGTCCGTCAGAATGCGCCATTCGTGAATATTTGGTACGCAAAGGCAGCCATCGATCATGCCGGCATGCATGCGATACAAGAAAATCTGAGCCCGGGTTATTTGGGCAAGATGCAGCAGAGGGCAGCGAAGGACTGGGGGCAAGGGTACTGGTTCCCACCCGGCACCGGCCTGCCTCAGCGCGCACCTGATCTTGGAAAGGCGGTAGGACAATGAGACCCGAGCAGATCAAGCGATTGCAGGCATTGGAAGAATTGCTTGCCGACGAGTTCATCGACGAAGCGGACCCGACGCACTGGCCCGGATTTGGACTGCGTTCAGCTCAACTCGACCCAGGTCAACGCAAGGAACGCTACATCTACAAACGTGCGGCCTGCGAGACCGCTGCGTTGCTGACGCGGACGCAGACCATGCTCGTCTATCCGCGCTATGCCGGTGACGACCCACGCAACGACAGCGACGCCGAGCACCTTATCAGTATTGCCGAGCGCCGGGCGACAGAAGCGGTAGAAAGGGCGATGGAGCGTGCCAAGTCCAGGTAAGGTGTCCTTCGCCGCGTTCTTCTCCATTTGGGCAGACGAGCGCGGATGGATAGTCCCGGACGTTCATTGGATCGCGGTTCACTGGCTCGAACACAGAGGCCGGCTCGCGGTGATGCGATGCTTCCGGGGCTTTGCCAAGTCGACCATCCTGGCGATCTACAACGCATGGCGTTATTACCAAGATCCGACCTACCGCATTCTCCACCAGGGAGACCAGGACAAGACGGCCTTCAAGACAAGCCGGGACACGAAGGCTGTCCTGACCCGTCACCCACTCACGCGCGAGCACTTCGCCAACGGGATCAGGGGCGAGGCCACATTCTGGTGGGTGCCTGGGTCGGACGATGAACGTAACCCGTCGATGCAAGCCGCGGGGATCACGTCGAATATCACGTCCAGTCGTTGCGACGAAGCACAGAATGACGACGTCGAGGTCCCGCGCAACATCCAAAACCCAGAGGCGCGGGAGAAGATGCGCTACCGACTTGGCGAGCAGACGCACTGCATGGTCCCGGGAGCGAGACAACTATTCGTGGGGACGCCTCACACTCACGACAGCCTCTATGACGAGATGGAGCGCATGGGCGCCGACTGCCTGACCATCCCCATGTTTGCCAAAGAGTACCGGATCCCCGATGTGAAGGCGACGGTGTATGAGCTTCCGTTCGTGCCTGAGGTTGTCCTGTCGGGCATCGGGTCTAGTTCCCGTGAGCTGGTCAAGGGCGAGGATTACAAGGTCTCAGGCAAGCGGGTTCAGATGATCGCTACCGGGATCATGGTCGACTTCTACTCTGGCAACTCATGGCCGGATCGGTTCACGCCCGAGGAAATGGTCGCACGCCGAAAGAAGTGCAAGACGGTGAACGAATGGGACAGTCAGTATCAGCTCCACTCTCGCCCCCTGCACGAGATCAGGCTCGACCCGTCCAAGCTCAAAGCCTACGAAGTCGAGCCGACTCTGCGAGAGGCGAACCGGGAATCCGCCCTGTGGCTCGGCATGGCCCGGGTCGTGTCGGCTTCCTGCCGGTGGGACCCATCGAGCGGGAAACTCAAGTCCGACGTATCGTCCCTCGCCATCGTGTTGCAGGATGACAGAGGGCGCAGGTACTGGCACCGTGCGTTGGAATTGCGCGGCGAGGTCGCCGAGTTCGATGGCACTGGCAAAGTGATCGTCGGCGGGCAAGTCTTGCAGATCGCCCAGGCGGTCAAGGAACTGGGGCTGCGTAGAGTCTCTGTCGAAACCAATGGCATAGGCGGCTTCGCGCCCGCGGTGCTCAAGGCCGCATTGAAGCAGGCCAGAATTCATGACTGCGGTGTCGCTGAAATTCAGAGCACGGGCAACAAGAACAAGCGCATTCTGGAAGCGTTGGAAGACCCGCTGACCTCGGGAACCATGTGGGCGCATGTCTCTGTCCTGCGAGGTCCAGCCTTCACCCAGATGCGCGACTGGAACCCTGCCATTGCCGACCAGCCTGACGATCATCTCGACTCATTGGCCGGGGCTGTAGGCGAGACTCCTGAACGTGTCGGGCCTGCCTCGGCGGGTTGGAATGCACCCGGAAAGGCGCGCGAGGATTGGCGGCCGGACGCGGGCCAGTTTGAAGTAGAGCTTCAACTGTAGTTTCTGGCGCCCGCACGAACATAAGGCGCCACGATGACCGTTACCCTACAGACGCCGCTGACAGCCGCAACGGCCAACGGTGCCACGACCGTTTTCCCGTTCGCCTTCTATGTCGCCGCGTCGACCGATCTGGTCGTCCAGGTGACAGACACGGGTGGAGCGACCACGACCAAGACGCTCGGCGCTGACTATACAGTCTCAGGGGTTGGAGTCACGGCCGGCGGTTCCGTCACTTTCCTGGTCGCGCCGACCAATGGCTACGTGGTCACGATCTACCGTGACACGCAGTTGTCCAGGTCGACGGACTATCAGAACAATGGTGACTTGCTGGCCGCGACGGTCAACACTGACTTCGACCGCACATGGCAAGCCTTGCAGGACATCTACAGCGGTGGCAAGGGTAGTCCGACTTCCCTGCGCGTGCCCAATGGTGAAACGGTATCGGCCCTGCCTGCGGCATCCGCGCGGGCTTCACGCATCCTCGCCTTCGATGGAAGCGGCAATCCCTCTCTGATCGTCGGTGTCGATGCGGGCAGCGCTGCCGCTTTGGCTGTCGATCTGGCGACCACCAACAGTTCATCAAAGGGCGCAGGGCAGGTCGGGTTCAATTACGCGCTGAACTACGTTGCCGGCACCGTCGGCGCGGCGCTCCAGGATGACTTCGTTAACGTCATGTGGTTCCTGTCGGAATCACAGATCGCCGACGTTCGATCCTACGCGGCGACCATCGACATCACGACGCAGATGCAGGCGGCGCACACGTTCGCCAATGGTCGTTCAGTGAAGTACCCAGGCGGCAAATATCGCTTCACGACGATGACGATGACGGCTGGTGGAATCATCGGCGAAGGTCTGACGCAGACCATTCTCTACAGTACCGACGTCACCGGGGCCGACCTCATCACCTACACGGGTGCACTGGGAAGCTACTCGAACATCTCGACCTTCCGAGACTTCACGGTCCAGGCGACCTATCCCACGAAGACGACAGGAGCGGGGATCAAGTTCCAGCCGTCCAGCGGTGAAGCCTCGTACATGTACTTCAGCAATGTCGGCTTCGTCGCCACACCCATCGGCATAGACTTCGTGAAGGCGAGCCTCTGGAAAGTGACAGGGTGCAGTTTCCTGTCGTGCGGGGTAGCCGGCATCCAGGTGCAGAATACGAACGTCTCCGATAGCGGGGACAGTCTCATCATGGGGTGCGAGTTCAGCAATCCCTATGCAACGGGCGATGGCATCCTACACAAGTCATCCGGTGGTCTGCGCGTCATCGGCAACAAGGTGCAGGGTGGCAACTACGGGTACCGACTGGCCTATGACTCGGCTGTCGGACAGACGGGCCTGCTCATCATCCAAGGGAATTCGTTCGAGGACTCGACCACGGGTGGTATCTACCTGAGTCGCGCGACTGGCGCTCAAACGTGGCTCGGAGGGATCATCGCCGGGAATCAGTTCGGTGGCCTGTTCGACAACATCACCACGGACACCAGTTCTTTCCTCGTGGACATGGTCATCACGGGAAACAAGATCGTACCGAAAGGCGGGGGAACTGCCTACGGCATCCGCCTGCGTAATGTCACAAACTTCCTCGTTGATGGCAACTTCGTCCGCGCCACGGGCGGAACTTCCACAGGCATCGAGGTCACGAACAGTACGTCCGTTCGTGTCGGCAAGAACTATTATCAGGACTGCACGAATGCTCTAACGCAATCAGGCAATACGGGGTTTCACAATCACATCGACTCGCAGAGCAGTTCATCGACGACCTCTGCTGCGGGATGGGGCGCGCTCGGTAGCCTGTTCCTCGGGCCGGCGACGAACGTCACCTTCCCGCTACCATTCCTGGTGACACCGGCGGCGACTGATCTGACCCTCGCCCCAGGCTCTAACAATGGCGTTTGTGGAGGCTTCATCACGGCCATCTCCACAACCGGATTCACCTATCAAGCGCTCTCCTCGATCACCGGCATCGCCGCGACGATCTATTGGAAGTGCGAAGGCATCCTCTAAAGGAACCACATGCTGACCATCATCCTGTCCGCCATCGGTGGCGCTTCCGCTCTTGGCTTGTTCGTGCGCTTTGGCCCGAAGAAGGGTATTCTCGGGAAGGCACGCGCGACCATCAACGGGGGCGGGGGGCCAGAGCCTCGGAAGTGAAGTCCTTTGCTGCGTCCATGCTCCTGCTCGGAGTGCTTAGGCACTATGGGTGGGAAATCGTCCGTCCCGAGTGGCAAGCCCATGTCTGGAACATAAGCGGCGCAGCGACTATCCTTGTGTTCCTGTGGTCCTTCGCCTGGCGGTGGAGAGTAACGACTCTCATCGCCCTTTGGTGGTCATTCGAGGAAATGCAGGTGATCGTATGTTCGCTAGGGTGGCTCTACCGGCCCTGGCCCGTACTGCCGGGCCAGGCGCAATGCTCTGCGCTCATCGGTTTCGACCTCTCTTCTGTTGGCTTACTTTGTGTAGCGGCCATCCTGACATTGTCAACTGTCAATTCTTACAGGGCCAAGGGACAGAAAAAGAGGGCACCATGAGCATAGATCGACGACCCGCACAGACCATTGGTGAGCTAGACATTCACCTTGGGTTCCTGATGGAAGAACTTCGCGAAATGCGCCAGCAGGTAAATGGCATGGTCGCCTTGATGGCGACCAAGGAGGAGCTTGCCAAAGAAGTCCTCCAGATCCGCGAGGAGATCAAGGAAAACTCCCCCGGCACCTTCGGCCGGCGCATGGTCGCCATTGCGGTAGGCATCACGTCAGTCGCTGCGGCCACAGGTGTTCTGGTGGCCATCTTCCGGGCGCTCAAGTTGTGATCGAGGCGTGGCTCGTCGTCGCGATGGACGGGTCCAAGGCAGTTTTCATCGACCGTGCCGCTGCTGCTGACTACGCCTCGCGGGTGCATGGCACGCTACATCCGTTGACGCGGGCTGACATAGGATGATCTCCGAACGCGGCCTGCAACTGATCCGCGAGTTCGAGGGTCTGCGGCTCAAAGCCTATCCCGACCCGGCGAGCGGCGGCGACCCCTGGACCATCGGCTACGGCAGGGCCCATGGTGTCGCGGAAGGCGACACATGCACTCAAGAGCAGGCCGAGCAGTGGCTCAGGCAAGATGCCGAGGACGCCTCACGGGCCGTCTTGCGTCATGTGGTGCCGATGCTGACGCAGAATCAACTCGACGCGCTCACGTCGTTCGTGTTCAATCTCGGTGAGGGCAACTTTGCCGGATCGTCGTTGCTCAGGAAGATCAACGCCCATGATTTTGACGGCGCTGCGAGAGAATTCGGACGCTGGAATCACGCTGCTGGCAAAGAGTTCGCAGGGCTCACTCGCAGGCGTGAGCAAGAGGCCGCGTTATTCACCTTGGAGAAACCCATGATTCCATTCATCGCTGCGGCGATTCCGGCACTGATCGAGGCAGCCCCGGCGCTGATCCGCATCTTCGGCGATTCGCCACAAGCCGAGAAGAACGCGAAGGCCGCAGAGACCGTCGCCGACCTGGCCAAGAAGGTGACCGGAGAGACCACGGCAGAGGGCGCTGTGAACGCGATCCAGGCCGACCCGGCGAAGGCCGCGCAGTTCCGCGAGGAGGTGCACCAGTCGATGGGCGAGCTGATGGGCTACTTGGCTCAGGCCAGCGAGATCGACGAAAAGAGCCGCGACTCTGCGCTTGACCGTAATGTCACGCTGGCCAAGGAATCAGGTGGCCGATGGCTATGGCTTCTCGGGGGCGTTGCGCTACTCGTGGTGGTGATGAGCTACGTCATCACGGCAGGGGTTTTATTCTGGAACGGGACGACGTTCTCCGACGAGACGAAAGCGCTCCTGCTAGGACAGGTTGTGATCTTCGGCTTCATGACTGTGCTCGCGTTTTTGTTCGGGTCGAACATCCAGAACCGGATCAGCCAGAACAAGTGATCTGATCCGCTTTCCACGCGCACACGTACTCGATCAGTTCCGACATCTCTTCCTTCGTCGTCGTGGAAGTCTTGCGAAAGATGATGTCTACCCCGCGACCATCTAGCGCGGGTAGAAATTCAACTTGCTCGCCACGAGCGCGAAGCCATGAGGCAGTGAGAAGGCGCTTCCATGTCTCGCTGTCGCGCTTCTTGCCGGCCCACTCGACTTGCTCTGCAATTTCGTCCAGCTCGGCATGCAGCCGCGCATTCTGGTCTAGATTGCGCGTCGGTGGCTTGATCGTGACCGCGTACCCAGTCGGAGCCTCGACGATTGCAGCCATCGCGCGTCGACGTGCTTCCTGGTGAGCGAGGATGAATTTGAGCTTCACTGGTTTCCTTGTGGATACGCCATCAAAACTGCGCCCGTATCTTGATACGCAGCAAATACGCGCCCTAGAACACGTTAGGCGATTCCAGCATGCCCAGGCTTTGCATCGTGGCGAACACGGCATCGGCTTGGGCTTGCGTTACCGCCGTCCAGCGAAACGCGGCCAGAGTGCCGCGCGACTTGTCAAGTCTGCTTTGCGCACGCTTGCGT